GGGTTAAATTTCAAGTTAGTCAACAATGGGGATGATTCTGTTGCAATAATGGAGCTTTCAGAACTGCCAAGATTTCTTGATGGATTTGATTTGTTCTTTGTTGCTTATGGATTCAACATGGTTGCCGAAGAGCCCGTATACCGTGTTGAGCATATTGAATTTTGCCAAATGAAACCCGTTCGATTGGATCGAGGGTGGATGATGGTACGTAAGCCAACGAGTGTATTCAAAGATATGATTGCCATTTCGTCCAGAGGCGTAGCAAAATATTACAACTACCTTAGGGATGTTGGACTTTGCGGACTATCCTTGTACGCAGATTGCCCTCTAGTTGGAACCTTTGAAGCCTTTTCACTCGAGCCCATAGTCGTAATTGAATTTGAAGAACTTGTTGAAAAAGATCTAATGGCTGCAGTTAGACAGCTATCGCTTTTGTGTTAAAATGAGTAACATGAAAAATAAGAATAATGCTAGGACGGGGGGAGCCGTATCTCCCCCCAACACGGGTATTGATTTCATCAATACTGGACACGCTGCTCAAGCTAGGTACATGGCGGCCTTGGCCAATCCATTTGCCTCTCCAGCGGTCCCCATCCCAGACTCGTTCCTTGAAGCACACGTTTCAAAGATTGCCAAAGAAACGGTGATTGACGGTGTCCAAAACCTTCAAATAAAATTCTATAAATCAACCGAGGATGCTACGGGGGATTATTCCATTCAATATCGGTATCAAACCGCTGCTGGGTGGGTTGACCTCGTTACCGAGACTTCGGAAGTCGGAGCACGATTGGTTGCTGCAGGAATTGCTTTTGAAGACGTTGGTCAGCTTGATTCACTCGAGGGCGTCATTACATACACCCAGGAAAACTGGGCTATTCAAGGTAGTCACACCACCGAATTTGTCAACAAAAGTGAACGCTTATCGCCACGGCACCACTCTTTACGAACCCATGCGCCGTCAGGCTCTTGATTTCGAAGGTGATGCCTTCACCATCCTTACTATATCTTTCAGTACAGCAAGGAACATCATTGCTCGGTGGTCTGCGATCACTGAGACTGACGGGAAACAAGAATA